ACCCGAACCATTGCGAAGTCAACTGCTGTTTGGCGACTTTAACGCCACGGCTGAGGATGATCGCTGGCAGGTTATTCCGACAAAGTGGGCACGCGCAGCAATGGACAGGTGGCATAAGACCGAAGCCGATCCCGATCTCAGGGCGCGCGCTATTGGCTTTGACGTGGCGCGTGGCGGCAAGGACAAGTCGGTGGTTGCCCGTTTGACCGGTAACCGCTTCGAACTGTTCGCACGCCCCGGCAAAGACACTGCCGACGGCGCAACGGCGGCTAATTTTGTGGCCGAATTTGCCGAGAACGACACAGCCATTGCCATCGACGTGATCGGCATCGGCGCAAGTGCTTACGACAGCCTGCTTGCCCTTAATTTTGAAAGCGTGATCGCCGTCAATAACGCCAGCGGCAGTTCCGAATCAGACAAGTCGGGCCGTTACCGCTTCACGAACCTACGCGCCCAAAGTTACTGGAAGCTACGCGAAGCCCTCGATCCCGAAAGCGGCGAAGATATCGCGCTGCCAGATGACCGCGAACTATTGGCCGATCTGTGTGCGTCCCGGTACAAGCTGTCAGGCGCAAAAATACAAATAGAAGACAAAGACAACATCCGCCAGCGTATTGGCCGGTCACCAGACAAAGCCGACGCGGTGGTTATGGCTTACCACGCCGCCAATAACGACATACTCACATCGTGGGTGACCTTCTAATGGTTACAAAAGTTAACCCACTGGGCCAATTTAAGACGGCGGGTGTTGCTGCCGATCCGACGCTTGATCGCGTAGTTCGCGCCGTCGGCCAGAACAGCCTCAACCATTACCCCAATTTGGGGGCGTTCAACGAGCAGTCGCGCATTTACAGCGAGTCGAATTACGTCGCGACCGCCATCAACCAGATCATGAAGGCGGCGGCTCGCGTTGTGCTGAATGTGATGATCCCATCGGGCAAGAAGCGCATCAAGTCGCCCGATCACGCCTTCGAGCAACTGCTGCGCCGTCCTAACGCCCGGCAAAGCCGCTATGAACTGATCGCCTCGACGTTCGGCTACCTGATGCTGAACGGCAACACCTACTGGTACGCCGCGCCGGACTCGAAGGGTCAGCCAGCCGAAATTATTATGCTGCGGCCCGACCGAATGCGTATCGTCCCCGGCATGGACACGTCGGCACCTATTGCCGGGTACGTCTACACGATCAACGGTATGGACATTCCGCTGGATGCCGAGAGCGTCGTCCACTGGCAATTGTTCAACCCCGGTGATGACTATTACGGACTGTCACCATTGCAGCCACTGGCCTATTCCATTCAGACCGAGATTGGCATGATCAAGTGGAATCGCAACTTCTTCAATGAGTCGCGCGCCACCCCTGCCGGTATTCTGTCGGTGCCGTCTGAAATGAACAAGACCGACTACGAGCGGCTGGTCGATGACTTTCGGCGCAGCTACGGCGGCACATCACGAGCCACAGCTATTGTGCGCGGCGCGGTGTCGTTTAGCACAGCAGGCCTAAGCCACGTAGACATGGATTTCCTGGCCGGGCGCAAGATGACGCGCGAAGAAGTGTTCCTGGCTTACGGCGTGCCGCCTGGCATGTTGGACGCCAACGCTACCGAGGCCAACGCCAACGCCGGTCGTGAGTACTTCGATGACGTCACCATGTGGCCGCTCATCACGGCGTTCTGCGAGAAGCTGACTGCGTTCTTCGGGCCGCTGTATGGCGATAACGTCACCATTGAACCAGAGGATTTCCGACGCCGCGACTCGGCATCCGAACGGGCCGATCTCATTGCCCGCGCGTCATACATGACCATCAATGAAGTGCGCGACAGTTTGGGTTTGCCGCCGGTTGATTGGGGTGATTTGCCAGCATCGGGCGCGGGCGCGGTAGCTATCACCGGCCAGCCAGTCGACAAGGTCAATGCCACAGTCAAGCCGGGCGAAGCAGCCATTACGCCCGACGACAAATTGGCGAAACAGCAGGCCGCTGCAATGGAAAGCGGCAAGTCAGCATTTCCGGCTGAAATGCACGAATTCATGACGGCGATAAAGGGGATTTTGGAAGCGCGTCGACTGCCGATCAAGGCAGCGCCTTTGCTTATTGAAGCACCCGTTCAACCGATGCGTATGAATCGGTCATCTCGTGATGAAGTGGCGCAGTTCGTGCGGTACATCGGCAAGGGTAAGCCAGTCGATGCGTTTACATTTATGCGCGCGCCGCTGTCCGTCGAACTGGCGTGCAAGGGTTGGGTTGACGCCGGGCAAGACATTGAACTGCTTCTCGGTTACCCGGTAGTCGCGCTCAAAGCCGCTGATCCCCGCGCCGTAGCCGAAAAGCAGATGGCTGAGAATACACAGGGTGCGCTAACCAGCGTGTTGCAAGCGGTTATTGCCAAAATTAAAGCGGTCGTTGGCGACACGAAGGCCGATCCGACTGATGACACCGCCGATACTGGCGACAATGCCGGGCTGACTGAAGCCGACTTCGAGGCGCTGCTGGACGCCGATTTCTGGCAAGCGCAGATCGGCATCATGGGCGACTCGATGGCCGGTGACATTGAGAGCGCCGTCGGCGACGCGGCTGACGACACGGCCTCAAACATCGACATGCGCATGGGCATCAGCTTCGACAAGACGGTATTCAACAAACTGGCCGCCGACTACGCCAACACCTGGACGGACGGCGTGCTCAAGGATTTTGGTACGACCACCCAGGCGGGCGTCGGTTCAACCATTGCTCGCTGGATTGCGACACCGGGCGCGACGATGAAGGATTTGATTGACGCGCTGAAGCAGTCGCCAGCATTCAGCGCTGAACGTTCGCGGCTTATTGCGCAAACCGAAATTACACGGGCGATGGCGGTTGGCAACCACATGGCCGCCGATGAGGCCGCAGACGCTACCGGCGTGCCAATGGCGGTTACGCAAGAACAGGTGGCCGATGTGATTCCAGTTCATCCAGGGTGCAGGTGCGACGGAATAGAGAAGGGTATTTATGATGACGAGGATCGCCTGATCGGCATGGATATGCTGTTCGTCGTTTCGCATGATCGCGACGTGTGTGACGAGTGCGACGCGAATGACAACAAATTGTTTAGCGAACTGGTGGACGCCTGATGACTGAACTAATAACCACCAAGGGGCTGGACGAGGCCATTGTCGCACTTGGCAAAGCGCCAACTGGCATGTTTAAAGCGATGGCCGGGCAAATGACTGCCGCGCTGAGTGACATGCGCATTGCATTCGCCACCAAACCGCAGCAAGCCACGCCGCGCAATGCCCTCCGCCGCTACGTGCGCGGTTCGGGAATGATGTATGTGCCGACTGGAAAAATTTACCGAATGACCAGTCAGCAGTACTCCGACCAGGTGACATTACAGGTTACACAGCCAAACGCCAACGAGATCGTCGGAAAGATCAACCTCGGCGCGACTTACTCCAGCTACCTGCGCGGCTTCTATGGCGACGCGCTGAACAAACCGGCATGGATGCATACCGACACTTGGGACTCGTCGAACGAAATTGTAGAAGACAAACTGCCCGAAGCGACACGGCGGTTGGACATTGCAGTACAAGACTGGACAAAGGCCAATAATTTATGAGTGGTATTTCTAACGGCGACTATGTAACGTGGGGTGATGACGGCAGCGCTACCTTTGGGCAAGTGACCGCCATTGTCGATGATATGGCGACCATCACTGGCTACGACATGGCCTCCGATGGGACAATGGTGCCAAATGGACAGCAGCACACGGCGGGATTGGACGACTTGACGGTTGTCCAGGTTGACGACAGCGGCGTCGGCGATGGCACGGACGGCAAGGCGACTCATCTGAAGTTCAGTTCATCGCCTGATGACTGGCTGTATGTGCCCGACGCCAAGATGCCGTCTACTTGGAAACTGTTGGCCGACGACGCGCAGCATCTAGATATGGCGATCACGGCACTAGAGCCGGGTGGCTTTGAAGGGCAGAAGGCCCAAATTCCATCGGACGCCATGCGCGAGGTGCTGATGCGCGCCAAGGCAAAAATTGAGGCGCTGCCAAGCGATTCGCAGCAGGCCGATCAGTTCAAGGCGCATTTGCTGGATCGCTATAACAAGTTGCCCGCCGTGCGCAGTGAGGGCACACCAACCGCATCCGCCGATCCTGCCGCATCACTGACGGCTGGCAAGGGTAGTTCGTCCGTCATTTACGAGGACGCAACTGCCGACTGTTCGATCAAGTCACTGCCCGATGGCGATGGCTGGTCGGTCGGCGGCTATATGGTTGTATTCACCGATGACTCGGCGAAGGACACGACGAACGAATACTTCACCGCCGACACCGACTACGAGATGGACTTCGCGTCACCCCGTCCATTGCCTATGATGTACCACCACGGCAAGGACGGCGTTGTCAAGGCGACCGCTATCGGCACCATCACCAAGATCGTCAAAGATGACGTTGGTTTGTGGGCTGAAGCGCAGTTGAACAAAGCCAACCGCTACGCCGCTGCTGTGAAGGACATGATCGGCAAGGGCTTGCTTGGCTGGTCATCCGGTGCTTACCCCGACCGGGTACGCAAAGCAACCGACGGCAAGATCACCCATTGGGCACTCAAGGAAGGATCGGCTACTCCTACCCCGGCCATGCCATTACTGACTGGCATTTCGCCGCTGCCCTCATTCGGGAAGGCGCATTATGCCGATCCCTCGATAGTTGCCTCAGCGTGCAAAGCGCTAAACATTGAAGCGGACAGTTTCACGATCCAAGAAGCGGAAGTCGCGCGCGCCCAGAAAAGTGCGCGTACTGGCAACGGATCAAATAAGACAGTGCCCGCCGTTAAGCCCCTCTCTACATCCCCTCAGAAAAGCAAGGACATCCCCGCAATGACCCCTGAAGAAATTTTGGCACTGCTCGACAAGCGCGATGCCGACAAGTCTGCCGCCGCTGCCATTGCAGCCAAAGAAGCCGCCTACGCGGACACACAAAAGGAATTGATCGCGCTGAAGGCCCAGCTCGAAGCGCAGAAGGCCGCACCTGCCGCCGCCCAACCCGAAGCGCAACAGGCCAATCCGGTAGCCGTGACTTCACTGCCGATGCCGAGCGCGCAAAAGTCGGCAGTGCCCAATGGGCTGCGCGTCTTGCGCCCGACCAAGTACTCCGATCTGTCCGCTGCTGATATGAGCTTCATGGCCACCACGCTGTCGCAAACCCGTGACGGCTGGAAGATGGGCCAGGAATTCGCGCGCGAACTGGCCGAGAAGTCGATCAAGGCCGTCCAAAAGGGCGAACTTCCCTATGATGCCATCAAGTCCATCGACGACCTGGCACTGATTGATGAAAACGGCGCGATCAAGGCCAACGAATTGGACAACACGGCGCAGGCAGCGGGCGGTACGGAATGGGCTGCCGACTCGTGGCGCGCTGAACTGTGGCTGCGTATCCGTCAGGATAACGTTGTCGCCCCGGCCATGCAGTCGATGGAAATGGCCACGAACCCGATGGAACTGCCCATCGAAAGCACTGACCCGACAGTCTACTATGTGCCGGAAACCACGGATCAGGCGCAGTTGGTTTACACCTCTGCCAACCCGATCCCGCAGAGCAAGGCCGGTACGGGCAAGGTGCAGATGAAGGCGCAGAAGCTGGCCGTCCGTATGGCCTGGTCTGCCGAATTGAACGAGGACAGCATCATCGCCATTGTCGCGAACTACCGCCGCCAGGCGATCCGCGCCATGCAGGACGCGATGGACAACGTGCTGATCAACGGCGACACTGCCGCCGGTGCAAGCGCGAACATCAACGCCATCGACGGCACCCCGGCGGCAAACACCAAGTATCTGGCTTTCAACGGGTTGCGCAAGTACTGTCTGGTGACGTTCACCGGTCAGGCTGTCAACGCGGCAGGTACGGGTACTGGCCCGGCGGCACTGAGCCTGCCGCTGTTGCGCAAGCTGCGCTTCACGCTCAAGGGTGACTACGCCCTTCGCCCTCGTGACTGTGCTTATATTGTCGACGACAGCACGTACGCCAAAATGCTGTCGCTCCCGGAATTCGTGACGGTGGACAAGTTCGGCGATCAGGCCACTGTTCTGACCGGCACCGTAGGCCGCATCGACGGCGTGGACGTTCTGGCCAGTGCGCAGATGGGCTTGGCGCAGGGTACGAACGGTGAACAGTCTGTTACCCCGGCCAACAACAAGTACGGCTCGGCGCTGTGCGTGTTCAAGCCGCTGTGGTATTTGGGCTACCGTCGCCAGATCACCGCGAACATGGACTACATCAACGCCTTCGACGCCTACGAACTGATCATCACTGCGCGAGCCATCCTGGTTGCGCAAGATCAGAACGCTACGGGTCAGGCCGCTTCGATCCTGTACAACATCGCTGTCTAAGGCGGAGATCAAACAATGCCCGGAGTTCTTCAAGAAAACATCAGCGTAATGATGCCGACTCTGTCTCAGCGCTATGCGCAAGGGACTGTGCTGGCATCGCAAACCGCTGTCGCGTTGGGCGCAATGGCAACGCACGTCACTGCCGCCACGCTCGCAGTCAACAATGTCGGTATTCCGTGGGCTGGTTCGGTGGTTGGCCTGTGCATCACTACCAGCGCAGCGGCCACCGTCGGCACGCTGACGGCCACCGTTACAGTCAACGGCACTCAGAACGCGGCGCTGTCGGCGGTGCTGGCCATCAACACGACCACGAACTACAGCGTCATTGAATTTGGCGGCGTGCCGTTCAATGCCGGTGACAAGATCGGCGTAGTCATCACCACCGGCGCGACGTGGAATGCTGCGACTGCCGACGTACTGGTCGAACTGTTCTATGTCGTGCAGGAAGCGCGCTTCTAAATGCCAATGCCGCTGAATAGTTTCAGAAGCGGCCCCACGGCGGGCGTGGCCATCGATACCCGTCCCGTCGGCGTGGTGGTGTTTGTATTGGCGGGTGGATCGGCCAACGCCACTGCCCAAATATATGACAACACCGCCGCAACGGGCAACCCGATCATGTCGATCAACACACTGATCAACGATACGCGCGACGTTGAGATGTTCGGTTACCTCACCAACATCGGCCTGTACGCAGTCGTTACCGGCACGGGCGCGGTGATGACGGTGCTATACGAGTAACCAATGGCAAACCTTCGATGCTTGGTCAACCTGGCACAGCTTCGGGCGCGCACCGGACTAGGAAATGCCGACGTAAGCGACGACAGTAAGTTGCTGGCGAAAGCCCGTGCCGCGACGGCTGAAATAGAACGCTTTTGCCAACGCGAATTCGTTCCAATGCAGGCCGCGCGACAGTTCGACTGGCAGCGCGGCGATGGGCTGACGTTTTCCGACTACAGTCTGCTGAAGTTGACCAGCATCGTGGATTCGCTCGGCGTGCCGACGCCGTCATCGGCCATCATTCTCGAAGGTGGCAGCACGTCGGGCGCGACAGATACCAATGGCCCGTACTACGGCGTTCGCATCGACGTGGCAAAAGGATCGTTCCTGGTTTACCAAACGATCCCGACGCGCGCCATAACGGTAACGGGCATTTGGGGCTGGCATGATGACTACGCCAATGCATGGCGACCATCGGCCAATACCATTACGGCGGCCATCACCGACACGACAACTGCTACCGTTTCCGCCAGTGCGCCGACCGGTACAGACGGGTGGGGCATGTCTCCGGCCATCTCGGTCGGCGACATGATCCAAATAGACAGCGAATGGTTGTTTGTGGTCAGCATCACCGGCAACGCGCTGACGACAATACGCGGCGTGCAGGGCACGACGGCAACGACGCATCTCAACGGTGCATCCATTCAGGTGTACGCGCCGCCGAGCGATCTGTCCGACATTGCGGCGCGGTGGGCCTCCTGGCTGTTCACGCAGGACTCGACCGACTACGGGCAGCGGGTATTCAGTCCTTATGGCGCAATGGTCGGCATTAAGGTTCCCGCCGGGGTGCCGCCGGACTTGTACCAGGCACTTGAACCCTATAGAACGGTGTGTGTTTAATGGGCTATGTTACGACTGCCGTTTCAGCATTGGCAACATTCGCCGGGACAGTCACGGGGGTTACGCACTCCTACGACATCTCGTCCACGCCCGACAAATTGATGCCCTCTGAATTGCCCGCGTGCGTCATCGTGTTCGATAAGCCGCTTCAATTTTCCACGCGCGCCATGCAGGGCAACCAGACGCAGTACCACTTCGACATTGTGCAATTGTGCCTGGTGACACAGGGCGGCAACCAGCAATACAAACGAGCGATGCCGCAGGTGCTGCCGATCCTGGACAATTTCCTCGCCGCCTACAAGAACTTTCCATTCTTAACCGCACTCGTCCCCGGCGTCCCGCCACCTGTCCACCAGGCCGTCACCGTTACGTCCACGGCGGGCGAATATGTGTACGCCGACATCCCCTATTACGGCATTGAGTTCGTAGTGAGCATGGTTATAAACCTCTGAGGTTCCCCGCATGACTAAATACCAAACGTTGGTGGAATGGTTCGATCCTGCGAACATCCGCCACCCCGTCGGCGAAGTGGCCGAGCTTGACCCCGTAATTGTGTTCGACATCCCCGATCTGGTGAAGCAGTACACGATCTTTGAAGTGCTGCCCGATGTATTGCCGCTGGCGTCCGATTCTCCTCAGGGAGAATTGCCAGTTGCGCCTGTTGAAATTTCTCCTATCGGAGAAAACGCACCACCGACTCCGGTAACTGAAGCTGCGCCAACCGTGGCTGCTGAAGGGGTGGGTTAACTGTGACTTCAAGTGGCGATTGGTGTTCAATTTACGCTAACGGTGTGCCGATCACGCCTGACGCATTCAGCCTGCAATGGACGCACGCTTTTGCCGCTAACCCGGTAATGGCCATGAACGTCGGCGTCGAACAATACGCCGTCGGCAAGTTCGATCCAAAGGCGACATTGCAGGGTTATGTCAACTCCAGCATTGCGGCCCAAACCACGCACAACCTGTTGAGTAAGTCGGGGCTTGGCGCGAACGACATTGAGTACCTGGTACTGGCCATGCTGGGCCAGAACAGCGTCGCAACGGTCGGCGACATTGCCCGCATCGGCGGGTTTACCTTGGCCAGTTATGACGTACCACTCGACCCAACGGGCGTCTTGCAGTTGACGGCGCCATTCGTGGGGCGTGGCCGATTCGGCGGCCTGGCGCGCGTCGTGGCCAACTATTCCGGCGTCGGCGGTTCGTACACTCCCGGCATCTGGGATCGTGGCGCAAATGCCGCCAGCGGTACACTGTTCGGCGCACAGGCGCTGTTGCAGATATTCACCCCGACCGGCACGGCGGCCACCGGCAGTATTGCCATTCCGACACAGCCTGTCGCGGCGGATACCGTCGTCATTGGTGGTACCACTTACACGTGGTCGGCTTCACCGGCTGCTGCCAACCAGGTACTGATCGGCGCTACCGCTGCGGCCAGCGCTGCCAACCTGTACGCGGCCATCATCGGCGGCGTCGGCGCAACCACGACGCCATATTTCGCTGGTACTACCCGGCCACCGACTACGGCCATCTACGCGCCGCCCACTGGCGCCAGCAACACGATCAACATTACGTACGCAACCACGGGCGTAGCGGGTAACTCGTTCACCCTTGCCAAGACGGGTACGGGCGGCCTGACTGTCAGTGCAGCGACGCTTACCGGCGGCGTGGCAGGCGACACATACACCTTCGCCATTGCTACCGCGACGACATCCGGCGGTTCATATACCACCGTAGCAACATTCACGTCACTGGGTAACGTGCTCGGCGCTGAGTGGCAAACAGTGGCTCTGAACGTGACACTGAACCGTTATGTGAAACTGATCGCCACTCCCGTCAGCGGTTCCACCAATATCATCGGCTTTGCGTGCGCCTTTGCGCCACTGTGGGGGCTATAACCAATGACGCAAAATAACGGGTTCTCTCAGTTCTTCATCGGCGACTTCAACAACACGCTGACCGACATTTCGGCCTACGTGAAGTCAGCCAAAGTGCCGCTAAATTTTGCTGTAATTGACCTGACGACGTTCGTACCGGGCGCAGTAACGGCGCCGACCACGCAGCAGAAGCATGGGCAAATCCAAAGCGACTTCAGCATTACCATTTACGACGATCTCGCTATATACCCCATCCTTGAACAGATAGCGGGACTGCGCGGCGGCGTCACCTTCAAGGCGTTCACCGGTCGTAACTCCGTACCGGTCGGCGGTGACTTCGTGTACCAAGCGTCATTGACGTTGTTTAGCGTTACCAGCGACTGGACAACCAAGAAGGACGCCACCTCTGTTTTGAACCTCAAGCCCACCGACGGCGGGCTGATCGTCCCCTCCATCACTCGTTTCTAAGGACACCACGCCATGACCGACCAACCCTCACTGCCCACTGCCGATTCTCCTATCGGAGAAAACGCACCGCCCGTAACGCCGACGCCCATCGTATTCACGCTGCCGAAAGTCTGGACGCTCGATCACTGGGCCATCTACACCGGCGCTATGCAAGAGTACAGCGCGGCGGCCCAGGAAGCCAAAGAGTCTACCAATGCGTTTACCAGCCAGTTCGTGGGCGCGAAGGCGTTGGTCGAGAATGGCGTCGTCCACATCACCGGCATCGATCTGCTGTCACTGACGGGCACCGGGACGGGCACGAAGCCGAATCCACTGGCGATCATGGCTGCATTCGTGCGGTACATCAGCGTCAGTATCGAACAAGCCGTTAATGTCCCTTTGGAAATCTTCTTGAGCGAGTCGTACGGCATCACGGCAACAGTAAGCGTTACCCGCAGCCTCGCGGGCTAACGGACTACTTCCTCACTGGCGACAACCGGATGCTTGTGGCGGGCGGCATAGATGACCAGCCCGCCGGGCGTTGGATGGCACGCGGCTATGCCGGGACAGTGTGGCAGTTGCTGGAAAAGGTGCGGGCCGAGTCGTTCAAGCACGAGCCGGGCGCGCTAACTAGGAGTGAAATTGCCATGCTGATGGAAGTGAACGCTGTAGACGTGGACATGAGTGAACCCAAATGACGACGACTGACGCAATGCGAGGAGATGCGCCATCTCAGATGTAACACTAACCTTCCATGTTTCAGACGATGGCTCACTCTCGGTCATTGACAAAACCAAGGACTCGCTAACCCAATTAAAGGGCGCCGCCGATCAGGCGTCGGGCAGTGGTAGCGGCGGCGGTGGCGGATTGAGTGGACTTGTAAGCGGCGCGGCTGACATGATGGGCGCCTTTAACGCGCTGAGCAGCGGCGCGAGTGGCGCCATTGGTATGATCGCGGAGGTCAACAACCGTGGGTTGGACTTCCGAAAGACCATGCAGGGACTCGACATCATAAGCAAGGGTGCCGGTGAGGGGTTTCTGACTGCCGGACTTGCCGCTACACATGGACTGGCCGACGATCTCGATTTGGCGAAAGC